ACTGAGGTAACTACTAGAACAAATAGAAAAGGTAAAGTAAGAGTTAATGACCAAAGTACTGGTAACATTAACACCCCTACTAACAGAATGACTGCACCAGGTATGAAAAGAGGCGGAGCAATGAAAGCTACAACAACTAAAAGAAAAAAATAATGGCTAAAGTAGCAACTATAAAAAGCAATTCCCCTAAGCGTACTAAAGTTAGCCGCCCAGGGGTTATTGCAAAAACAAAAACTAGTCGATCAAAGACTAGTAAGTTGTATAAGAAAAGTTATAGAGGTCAGGGTTAAACGTCCAGTATCTTAGTGATATTAGGTTTAAAGTAATTCTTACCTTTAAGGATCTTCCCATCTTCTCTGAGGATGGGTTTTCCATTTTCATCAAGCTTGCTCATGTTGGACCTATGGATTTCTGTGAAGACTTCTTCAATCCTATCTTGTAAGCCATGCTTAAGTATAGTCCCGTAAATGATATAAAGCTGGTCACCAAGAGCGTCAGCAATACCAACCAAGTCATCATCACCACAAGCTTCAAGGTACTCGTTATTCTCTTCTTCCAAGAGCCTGTGACGTAACTCATATTGTTCTTGTGTTAGTTGTTTGTAATCTTGTGGGTCAGGCATATTAAACGCGGTATGGAACTCCGCTACCATATTGATATACTTCTTCATTAATATCCTTTATCTCCGTTACTATTATAATTTACTTTATCTATATCATGGTCAGTACCATTCTTAGACATGTTTACCAAGCCTAGCATATCTGTATTCTTAGTATAGTCACTAGTCCACATAGACAATCTATCTACAGATTTGTTATAAAGCTTATGCTTAGCGTATGCTTCTTTAAGCTTACAGTGTCTTTCACCTTTCTCATTTAACATAGCCTCTAGTAAGATAAGATAGTTTATCACATCTCCAATCTTTTCAGACACTAGTTCATTTGTAACAGGTACATTATCAGATACTATATCTTTAATAGAAACTAAATGCTTAGTCATATAGCTCCAGAGAACTTCAGCTGATGTGCTGTGGAGGGATAATCCCCCCGCAGCTTCATCAAAGTTTCTGAATACATTATCATCTTTAGCGTACTCTTTATGTTTAGTTAGTAGAGATTGGCGCACCAGGTCGATGCGCTTCTCTACTCTTCTGCTAAAATCTTCTCTTGTCATAAATCAGGTAAATCAAATGTGGGTAATTCGTCACCGTCAAAGTTAAAGAATTCTACCTTCTCCTCAACAACTTTTTCTTGAATTTCTTCCACTAAAAGACTTAAGTCATCTTCTATAACATCTGTAGGACTAGTAAGCTTAGGCTTAGTTATCTCAGCTATTACTTCAAAGATGTCTAGTTGATTAGTAGGTTGTACATCCTCATGTACAGGTTCTTGTACAATTCCATACTCCATAGGGGTATCCATAGGGCAATCCATTTGTGTTAAAGTAGTTAACGCAAAGTATTTGTTAATAACTTTGTGGCATTCTGATTGATCCTCAAACCAGTTCTTAGGATGTGACATACGTAATGCAGTAGCTACACAGTTGTAGAAGTTCCACGCATTAGTGTGGTCCATGTTGTCAAATAGGACAACTTTATTAAGGAGACGGTCCCTTACTGAAGAGGCTTGCTCTTTATTAAGACACTGCTTCTCAATAAACACCTCACCTACTAATTGCGAATAAGTATGCAAGCTAGCCGTCTGATTAATAAGCACATCTCTTGATTCAAGTAACTCAGCATAATGAACATTGGCCATATTAAGTTGAGTCTGAATCATAGAAATAGCTTCTTCATCAGCTTTGCCTGTATGCTTTCTAGCATAACTAGATAAGTCACCCGCAAAGATATAGTTACCAGTCTTTGGTATGTATACACCAACACCACACTTAAATCTCATAGACTTATCATAAGAGTTACCCCAGATAAACATCATCTTCATATCAGGATCTGTACCCTGGTCTAGTATATATATACCGTTTGCAACATTACCGCCAATACTTGCACGGTATAATTCTGATTCTACATTAAAGCCACGAGTAACAAGTTCTTCATGAACTTTATCTATAATAGACTTGTGGCTAATAGGAGTATAGCGCCCACCGTGGTTAGGTAGGGCTATACTTTCTAAGTACTCTCTGGTTATACCAGTTGGAATTCTTTTACTCATTTTAAAATAAATTTAGTTGAGCACTTGCATTTTTCTTGTTAATGTGTTCTATCTCTTTATAGATCTTCTCAAGATAATAGTCATCATTAACATCATAGGAAAACCAAGGCTTGTTAACATACTCATTGAATACAGTCTGCATCCATTTACCAGCCTCAGCTTGGATTTCTCGACCATCAGCAGAATTAATCTTAATAATTTTGCAACCATGATTTGATACATAATATCTTACCACGTTCTGCAGCTCATTGTTTATTCTCTGGCCTTTTACAAAACACGTCTCCATAAAAAACCAATCTCCTTTCTTCTTTACACCAATACAATAATCAAAGATGTTTCTATTGCGTTGCAGATAAGCTTCAGGTACTATGTTGTGAACAAAATAATAATAGATAGCCTTAGATACTATAAGTGATGACTTGTTTTTATGTAAAGCGAGATCGCTAAACTCAAACCGGCCTTTACACTTAGTAGCATTGTAAGTATATACATCATTGTTCTGTTTGTATACATAGTGGGGATTCTTAACTTTAAGCTCTTCCCACTCTTCTTTAGTTACCTTCTTATCCTTTAGTACCGCAATGTAATTGTTGACATCTCCGATGATCATTCTGGAATATTCATCATGCTCAAGCTGCAGATTAGTCATTTGCTCCCACTTAGTACATACGCCAAGATAAACTTCACGCATGTTAGCAGGTATCATCATTTCTAGACCATCTGTATTTTGCATGAGAGGAATACTCCCAGGTATAGCATCAGATAACATCTCATATAACATAGTCAAACTAAGCTGACCATTGATAGTGATGCGCATAGTGAATTCAGGATCATACAAGAAACAATTCTCATCATTACTTAAACCATAAGTACTGTTAAGTATGATCTTATATACATAGTTCTTTGGATCCTTCTTTGGAATCTTCTTTCTCTCATCAAAGAACCACTCATACTGCTCACAGAATTCTGCTTGCGGGATATGCGCAGGTGACCAGCCATTGCGGATAGCAAGGTTAGGATAGAAACTAGTAACGTCAGACGTCATTATTATCATACCATTACCTGCTTCATACACACCAGCCTTAGTAGCACCATGCAAACCACCCAAACCATAATCAGTTTTAACACCTTTGTGAGTCAGAGAATACTTGAACCCACCTTTAGTCTCATTAGTATTTATAACTAGAGATTTAAACTTCTCGTGGATGTTTATAAACTCCTTACGTTTAAACTTGATATACGGTAATATGATATCCCCTACATTGATGCTTTCTCTGATTGTCCTCATCTGCTTAAGATCATACTTGTTCATCCCTGTTTTCTCAGAAAGGAAATACAGGAACAACTCTTTAGATATCCTAGGCTCTGAAGCACTCATAAGATTAATGTTATACTCTGCAGTAAGAGATTTTCTGAGCATGATTTGATCTTTACTCAGTTCCATAATCCGCTTAGTTGCAGCTACGTCATTGATGCAATAACTTATAATAGTATCTATTTGATCTTGGTCATTGATATAAGTGCTGTGGTGTATTGGCATGTCTCGGACATTGTGCCAATCCATAGAGAACTCAATCCATTTAAGACTAGATCTTTTAGCAGGATTATCCCAGTGGTTAAGCTTGAAAACATCTAACTGCTTGATATGCAAGTCTCTTTCAGAGAACTCACTAAACTCATTAGCATTAGAGCGATCAATAACCTCCTGTGCTTTTAGATATAGCAGGTGTGCTATTTCTTCAGCAGGCATATTCTCTAACCAGTCATAGTCACGTATCATATACTCAGTAATCTGAGAGTCAAAGTGAATACCGTTAAAAGAAATATGGAATTGTTCCTCTACTATATTATCATTTAGAAAACTTGCTAGAGCAGTAAAATCATTACGACTACTATGGATAACAAAGACATGTGTCTCATCTGTCTTGTACTCAGTAAAAACTGCAACAAAACAATTGATCAGGGTCTCGTAGTCCATTACCCAATTTTTGCTCATACATTTACATTTAAAAAATAAAGGGAGGACATGCCTCCCTTGTATAAACTTTTTTTATTTATTAGATGGTGGTGTTAGCCTCAGTTGGCGCAGCATCTAAAAATCCAGTATAATCATAAGAGTCTGCATTGATAGCAAACAATTTGATCATCTCCTCAATCTCAGAACGCTCCTCAATATAGTATTCTTGGAAACTTTCTAGTGTGCGGCGCTCTTGTTTATAAGGATTACCGTCTTGAGCAAGTGTTTTACGCTTTTCTGGATCACCGTTTAGATCAATCTTAGGAACCATGTGAAATACTTGCTTCTTAGTATCGCTTATCATAGCTAATACTTTAACATTTGGGTCATAAATACCTTCAATGAAAGGACACTCACGTGTAACAGGCATTAACTTAAAGGTTTTTTGATTATTCCATTGACCTGTGGTCAAAATCATAGATTTATTTATACTCATCATTATTTGGTTTTTACAAATTTAGTTATTTGTTTGAGAAATCCAACTCTTTTTTTAAGACAGTTAGTTTTTCTTTCTTTAGATTTGGTGGGCTACACAATTGCCCCACCTCTTGCAGCACAGATTCATCAATATCTAAAGCTCTTGCGTAATCCCTATAATACTTTTCGGGATACAAATAACTTTCAAGATGCTCTTTGTTAGCTGTTGATATGCCGTGACATTTAATAATCTTGTCCTTGTATGCATCAGGGAACTTGCTATAGTTGCCGGATATGAAGGCATCCCATATAGGTAAGCTAGCCATCCGAAATATATAGGCACCTCTTCCATTTGACAGCTCATAATAATCCTCAAATAATACATGATTCATAAGGCGAGCTTTTTCAAACTGATGAAATTCTGGTGTAGACTGTAAATCAAACACACAGATTAAGAACTTTGCATCGAGATCTAATTCATTATCCCATGCAACATATGTCTGATACGGCATAAAATTAGACACATGTATGTCTAATGCAGGATATAAGAATATCCTAGACTTTTGAAAATACTTACCATATACATTTTTGATCATACATTATAAAATTACATTACCAACCTCATATTCATAAGGTAAGTCAAATTTTCTATTTGTGTAATGATAGTCTGCAATTTTCATTATCTCATCAAGCTTATCCATCCAGCTATTAAGAGTTACTTGACTAACTTCAAATGCATAACACTGGGTGAGCTTGTCAACCACTATGAAATGAAATTTAATCTTGTAATCGCTTAAGCCATAGTTAGCTCTTACTAATTTACAGTACACTGCAGCTTGCAACCAGTACTTATAATACTCTACGGTCTCCGGGAAATCTTGTAATAGTTTTCCACTAGTCTTGAGATCATTAATATAAATCACTTTGGCACCGTGATCAATATTAACGTTATCTACAAAACCTCTAAGACCAAAGGCATACTGTGTGTCCATTACAAATGGCACCTCACTCATACTAAAGGGACCTCCTATATTGAGCAAGCCTGTAATTTTCTCATTAGATCTTACGATCTCAGCATAACCTTTTACTTTAGTCAGGGTTTCCTCGTCTATAACAGCCTTGTCACCCTTTGTAGTTAAGAAGTTATAGTAACTTATACTTGCGTCAGTTATTACTTTCTCAACTCTTTGTGCATCAGTCTTGAGACTCTGATACAGATTGATCTCCTTTAGTATATCAAGGATGCCAAACTCATTCTGCTCCAAAGATAAGTCAAGATTATTATTAGCCCATGCTCTTGTGAACACCTTGTCAATAACATTCTTAATGCTGTCACCCGGCAAATTTACCGGGGACACCACATACTTATCATGAAACTTATCCTCCTCTAAGAGAAGACAGTGAAGCAGGCTACCTTCAATCAGGTGCTGCTCCATCTTATCCTCTCTTTGATTTAGGATATAGTGTTTATAAAATGCACTCGGGGCATACAACAACTTGTTGAACCCGGAATAACTAAAGTGAAACTTCTTCTTGTAGAAGTTCTCCTCCGCTTGGAAATCTATCATCTTGCTTGTTTAAAATTTTATCTACCTTGACCTGAACCTCAGCTGTTAATCTAACATCTACAACCTCATAGTTACTACTACCTGTATAAGAGTTACTTAATACACTAGCCTTAATAGTATCTAATAGTTCTTGAGTTAGTAACTTCTTTTCTATAGATACATCTAGGATAGCATCTTTATCCCAGCGATACTTGTTATAACCAAGCCAATTGAGTAAAGACTTAAAGCCTACAGTGTTTCTATACTTATGGTTATAGATATGGTTTCTACCGAATTCCTCAAGGAGTAATGCTAAATAAACAAAGCTTTTCTCATAGTTACAACCGGCCATAATAGTCATAGCAACTAAGTGATTATCCTTATCCATACTTGTTAGCATAGTTCTCAAAGATTCAAAGGCATCTCTATCAATAACTGTGTCACCAATAAGATTGTTGAATACTTCTTGTGAATAAACATTACTAAGATTTGAACTAGTAAGTAAGAAGTCATCTATAACAGTTGTTATATAGTCACCATAGTACTCTCCACTTCTAAATGAACTACCATGTAAGATGCTACCGTACATGTTTTTAGTAGGAGAATTGTGATTATTTATATAAAATGGTGTAATAACATTTCTATCTAGAATGACATGCTTGCCTGTATAAGTGGCTAGCCGCTCTACAAGATTATGCGCATTACCTCCAATTTTAAAACCATCCGCAAACGGTTTTACATCAGAAGTTTTTATATAATAAAGGTGCTTTGTATCTAGACCTGCGTCTATAGAATCTGTACCTGCAATAATAATATCTGCAGTGTCCCTATCTCTAACAGTCTTAATCTTCTTCTCCTCCAAGAAAGGCTTAGCCTTATCTCTAGGAATGCTGCACTTAGGTGCAAAGTATATTGTTTTTACATTAGTGAGATCTAATTTCTTATCAGCAGTTGACTGCTTAAATACTTTTAGATACTCCTGTTCATTCCAGCGGTAATATAGATATTTTCCTTTATCATCCACTAGTACGCGGCTAGCTTCAAGTACTAGCTCATTATTACTTACAGTAAGTGTTAGTTGTTCTTGTATCATAATTAAAATGGTGCTGAGGTCTCCGGTTTAGGCTCCTCTTTAGGTTTGTTTTCATCCATAAACTCTTGGTAAGTCTTGGTCCACGAAGGTGTAAGCTTTACATACTTTCTTGCATCATCAGACATGTTATCTTTAACACAATCTTCAATTGTATCCGCAATAAGATTATCATATATCTCCTCATTTAACCAACCATTCTTATGGAATAGTTTTATAGCAGCGGGATAATCATTATGTCTAAGACTACTTAGATCTAATTTACTATTCATAATATTAAAATTATTAGTAGTCATACTATTAGTTATAGTATAGTACTCAGCTTTGAAAAGCTTATAGATATAATACATAGAATTCTCATAGTTACAATTGAATAACATCTCTGCAGCAACGTTGCGGTTTTCTATGTCAGCGTTAAACATACTAAATAGAGTATGATATACAGACTCATCTATGGTAACACGCTCTATAGAATTAAAGATCAACTCTTCATCTATAACAGGAGTCTTAGTAGATAGGATACGGTATAACATCTCTACAGTTCTTGGATGTAAGAAGTTAAAGTCTCTCTCACTATTATGTAAGGGAGACCAAGAATCATAGTACCTGTAATATGCTCTAGAGAATAATACACGATCTTCAGTATCCATTATAGTATTGAAGACACCACCTTTTGCTTTTATCTTTTCCCTACTAAAGTCATCAGGCATGCGATACTGCATTACAGAACAGTCTTTAACTACAAGACTATTAGGAACTTGTTGGTCTACATTACCTAAACTTACATTGTTACTATGACCAATAAAGAAATCTGCTTTAGATGCATCATTAGTAATGGTCCAGTTATTTATACGAGCAATGTCTCTCAACTGACCAACACTATATTTACAACCGGGTATAACATACCCTTTAGATTTAGCAGGTAGGGTAATTAATGCACCCCCCTGGAGGAGTGCATTAATCTTTTCTACTGAATCATCATCTACAGTATACAGCCAAGTATGAGGAAGCGCTTTATGCTTCTTATCAACACTGGCATATCTTACCTTTGTTTTAATAAATGGTAACTGCTTCAGCATGGTGTCTGTTACATTACCGAGATTCAAATCCATTTTCATTACTTAACTGCAATAGCAGCGATGTTAGCGTTTAACATTAACTTGGTGAACTTCTTACTTCCGTTAAGGATACCCTTGATAACAGCATACTTCAAGTCATTAGTGAAGATGTCCTTATCAACGATGAAGTTAGTAACACGGTCAATAATCTTTTGGTCTACCGTATTATCTGTGCTATAATGAACAGCATAGTTAGTGAAGCGCAATGCCAAGATACTAGCAATGTCTGCACGGTATGCATCATCCTTACCAATACAAGAATTCATCTGACCTTTAACATACTCCCAACTGTTGTTAGTCAACATGTCCTTAGGAGTAATTAACTTATCTAACTTGTTGTTAATGAATGTAGTAAATAGAGTAGCAAACTCGCTACCTACACTACCCTCACCAATCATTTGGATAAGTGGTAAGTCTTTCTCAAAGTTCTCTATACTAGAGATACTATTAAAGAAAGTAGTAATACTACGAGCATTAGTAGTCTGTGTAACCAACTCAGGATGCATCAACAAAAAGTTAATACAACGAGAGTCAATGTTATTCTGCTCTGCCCAACGAGCCCAGCAATCTGCATCAAACTTTAAGTAAGCTGTGATAAAGCGAGTCTTCTGGGCAGCATCCATAGATGTTACTTGGTAGTCACCATTATCTGGATTACTAGTCAATACAATATGCCAGTTCTTTGGTAGTTCCCATGAGATATACTTCTGACGGTCAATCAATTCCATAGCAGCTTGGGTAAATCTTTGGTCAGCACGGCTGTAGTCATCTAGGATTAAGATACCACCTTCTTCCTTACCTTGAATCCACTCTGGAGCTGCATAACCCATACGCTTTTCTCCACTAGGAACATACTTGTTCTGAATATACATAGGCATGATGTTCTCAGGTACCCACTTAGCTGTTTTCTTGCCATCATCTGTAGTCTTAACTACTTCAAATTCTTTAATAGGGAAACCTGTAAGGTCACCTAGCTCCTCGATCTGAGCAAGATTCAACTTAACTACATCTAGTCCTAGCTCTTTACCAATCTGCAAAATGGTAGTGGTCTTACCAATACCTGCCTCACCCTCAATGTTCACTGCTACAGGAATCTTTCCTTCAGTTTGGATGTGCTGGTTATTCTTTACAATGTGACCAATAAAGGTCTTCAACTCGTCTGTGTTTAAGTTAACTTGATTTGCGCTCATACTCTTAATTTAATTTAATTTGTGGACCAGGTAGATCCTTGTTTATACTTCCACGGGTAGAGATTACCCACAACATTTTGCCTCTTGGCTTTACACTACAATCACATTCACCATCTGTTAAGTATATCAAACAAGTATACTTATCTTGGTGCTCATTGTACAATTCTAAAACAGGGTCAAAGTAAGTACCACCGCGACCATGTATCTCAATCTTATCTCCAGCCTTGTATGGCCCGATATGACGTATACTTGTATCACATTGCACTATAGTTATTTCTGCACCTGTCTTATTGATATGATCAATCTCATGGAAGAACTCTTGTACTTCCTTATCGCTAACGGAACCGCTAGTATCTACAGCAACTAAAATATGCTTACGGAATTTAATTTTAAGACCTGGGTTATCCTCAAATCTTTTATTAGATTTACGTCTAAGCTTCTTAGTAAATACTTTCTGACTACCTCCGGTAAACCTTCTAAGATAAGACTTCCAGTCAAACTTAGCTGGCTCACTACTGTTAAGCTTGTCTAGTAAACCCTTGAGTTCTCCAGGTACATGACCTCTAGACTTTGCTACTTGTTCTGCAATCTCTTTAAGCTGATGCTCCACTTGCTTTTGAATAAGCTTTTGTTCAGCCTCACTTAAGTCTTTGAAATCATCCCACGTGCTATGATCAGGAACAGGTTGACCATCACCATAGGTAGGTTGACCTTCATCCATAGCTTTCATCATCTGCTCAAACTTACTAGTACCATCTCCGTTATCTTTCTGCTCTTGTAGTAGTTTGTAATACTCTCTACAGCCAGCTTTCTTAGGAAGATTCATAGGTGCAAACATCTCATTGTCAATGGTACAACCACCGTCAGGAAGATACTGTGCATCTATATACTGATTAATCTCCAAGTCCATTGCTACATTAGCTAACTTAGGATCTGCAAAGTCATTGTGTATAGTAAGATGGAAGAATGCAATATGCAATAGCTCATGCTTCAACAAACCTATATGATGCTCAGGACTTAAGCTTTCCCAAAACTCCTCGTTGATCATCAACTGGAAGTTTATATTATGCTTGCATACACCTGCAGTAGGAACACGCTTGCTCCATAATTTATTTAGTCCAATGAGAAAGAGCCCGTAAAAAGGCTCCTTCAACATTAGTTCTTTACTAGCTTTCGCTAGACTATCTTGTTTTGTCATTTACCTTTTGGTATTAATGTTAATTGATATTTCTCCATGAAAGTAAAACCGGCAGTTTCTAATTGCCTCCCTAATTCTTCTGAAAATCTGTTAATAAAGAATCCCATAGCTATTGGATCAACATTCACATTTTTGTGAAGTACATCATACATACTATTCCAAGTAAGGACACTGTTATAATCCAAACCAGTAATTTCTTTTAGCTTTGATACAGTATCTGAATCAAGATTTAGATTCTTATGTCCTGCTTCTTTACATAACATAAGTATGTAGGGTAAATTAGCCTGGAGATCTGAAGATTCAATAAGATTCTTAACCACAACATGGTTCTCTTTATCTACAGACTTAGCCATTGACAACAAGTTCTTATATGTTGATTCATCAAGTTTAAATACTTCTCCCATTAGTCTTCTATTTTTAAAGTTTTTAACATCCATACCGGAGGGTTATTCATATTAGTAATCCACTCCTTTGCACTTGGTAGATAACCATTGCAATCTTCTTTTACATGTTGCTCACCTACATAGCGAGTCATAACTTTTTTACCTACTGAGTTAACAAAAAAAGGTCCGAAGACCCTTTCACATTCAAAGATACCTTCGCTGTGATGCCTGAATAATCTATGCATACTGTGACCATACCAGGCCTTAGTAGCATCAAACCACTCCTCAATATGGATGTATTCTTCCCAGGTTCCTCCCCACCGCCTTGCTGCGGATTTGGCGTGCTCTATAGGGTGGGACATACTGTTAATTTTTTAATTGTTATCAAATGTACTTTCATAATCCAATTTTTAAAGTCTTCTAGACTCATATTACTTTTTGCTCTGTTACAAACTTTACAGCAGGTTACAACGTTTTCTTTAGTGTAACCTTTAGAAGAGTCTACCCTATCTATACCATTGTATAATATGGGTACACCAGATCTTAATTTACCAGTTTTAGGATTCTTTAATTGATAAACTTGTATAGGTTCAATACCGCAGTAGTTACAGTTTTTTTGTGTAAGCTCTTTAAAATAATCAGAGTCTAACTCAAAACTAAACCCTCTATCGCGAGCATGTTTTTTGTATACATATAGGATAGCTCTATGACCCACATCAGGATCTTTATCTCTTTCAGTTCCTCTACAAGGAGATAATCCACAAGAACTACTGTTACCATTTCTTATATTATTAAGACATATGGTTTTCAATCTACCACATTTACATTTTGCTTTAATATAACGTTTACCTGTGGTACCATTTTTTGATACATCCTCTAAGTATGTCCAGTTTGTTTCTTCACCTTTACGGGTTTTTAGGATACCACCCGCTTTAAAAATAAGTGTTTGTTTAAATGAGCTCATGTACGTATGATTATATGTTAATACATGTACAATGTACAACAAAATAATCATACATACAAGAATGAGCCATAATTACTTACTCATCTTGACCTCCGTAAGTTTCGTTGTAGTATTCCTCATTACTTATTGAATATCCTTTAAACACAGCATCAATACCATCTTGTCTTGCATCAATAATCTGCTCCTTCTCCATTTGCTTGGCTACCTCCTCTCTTTCACATAAACAATCAATTAGGTTAGCATTTTTCTCATCACCTGCTTTTCTCATAACTTCGGATAAAGCTCTAAATTCTTGAAATAATAGTGTTACCGCAGTTTGTTTCTTTTCCATAGTTATTTAGTTTTTAGTTATGTCAGTCCATTCCCATCCTAAGAACATCTTCATCATTGCACGATGAAAGAAGTTAGGTTTTTTTGTAAAAGAGATACACACTCCACCATAACCTCCACCATAACCTCCTATGCAATACTTACCTACATATGGAGGATTTAATAGTGCCTTAACTGATGCTAATTGTTTTGTATTTTCCATAGTTATAAATTTTTAGTTTTTCCGTAAGTTTCGTTGTAGTATTGTTCGGCATTTGTAGACTCACCATATATGCTATGACCTTCAATGTAAGAATCAAGTATCTGCTCCTTCTCCATTTGCTTGGCTTTTTTAATAGCACTAATTAAACCTCTCTCAGATAATCCAAGATTGATTTGCCATTCCAACCATTCAACTGCAGTTTGTTTCTTTTCCATATTTATTTAGTTTTTAGGTTTTCTAACAATTCAGAAAATAAATCTGCAACATCTTGTCTACCTTGAAAAGTAGCGTCTATTAAATCTGCTAATTCTTCCTTACTATACATTTGTTTGGCTTGCCATTCAGCACCTTTTCTAGCACCGTCTTCCCATATCTCTTGGGTTCTACCTTCATCGTAGCCTTCTCTTTCTAAAAATTCTTCAAATGTTTCTTTTTCCATAGCTTTTAATCTTGGTTTAATTGTTTCATAAAACGTAACACCTCTTCATAGGGTGTGAAGATGAAGAATAGCTCTCCACTTTTTAGATAGACAACACACATATCAGGGTTAATAATGTCAGCCTCATCTGCATTTTGCCTAACTGCTACTATCTCATCGTACTTTATACATACATCAGCAAGGCTTTTATCTTGCTGCTCCATAAAGTCATACTCCTTATCATGAAGGAGTTCTGTCTTAGTGATTAGTAATTTACTCATAGTTTTTAGTTTTAATTATTAATGATCATATGGATGCGCCATTACTCTTTCCACTTAATATCTGTGAGGTCAACTGAACCATAAGCATCAGTAAGATTTCTTACATAACCATTGATATTTATAGTAGGAGGTTCCTCTTCAAAGTCAATGTCAATGGTTCCATAACCACCATCATTGTTATACCAGTCATACTGATAATGCTCCTCAAGTATATGATAAGCTAGGTCTTGCATATCCCCCTCATACATATCAGTAAGAACAGCTGTATCTAAATTTTCTCCATAAAAGTCTACATCTTCCACCTGGCCAGAGTCTCCTCCGCCATCATATCTAATTTCTACATGTGTTACACCAGCATCTTTCAATGCTGCAAATAAGGTTGCTGTCTTTAAGCTTGCCATATTACTTTTGTTTATAAAACCTACCTAAGATATTAGCGTTTAACCAGATGTCTTTCTCTAGTACCTCACACATAAATTGGTATTTAACTTCTTGATAAGAGAGCTCTGTCTTAGAGTAGCATATCTTTAGGATAGTCCTTTTGATTTGTACTCCTGCCTTATGAGCTGCCTTAAGTTTTTCATTACTACTATAGTAATTTTGATATACAATTTTTCTTACACGCTTGTAGGACTTCAGGCGTTTGTCAGTGGGCATAGCCTTCTTAGAAAGCTTAGTCTTAACATCTGCAAAGAAGTTCTTCTTGCCAATGTAGGACTTGCGTTCACCATCTAGTATAACATCCATCTGGTATACAAATCCTACAGCACCATCAGGAATCATGTCCTCGGTAAATTCTTTTAATCTATAAACCCACATGCTTTCTAGCTATCTGCATTAGTAAATCATTTATATGACGGTGAGTCTCATCAGCATCATAACCTTTAATAATATCAAGCATTTTAACTATTACCTTATCTGCTTGATCTGGTAAACAAAGCGGACTAATCTGATCAAGTAACTTCTCGTAATCATTATTATAATATGCAGGTATAGTTTCAGGTAACGAATCATGCATAATTCCATATGTTGAATTCTGTAAAATTCTATGTGCTAATTTTAAATTCTCTTCTTCCATAATTTTATTTTTTTAATGCTTCTTTTAATAAGGGATGTAACACTTTTCTAGTCTCGGGTATACCGTAGTCCCTAACAGAATCAGATAGATCCTTAGACATTGGTATGATAACACCTGGCAAATCATATAGCTCTTCATACTTCTGTGCAGCCTTAATGCCAGCTTCATCATTATCAAAGAGAGTACATATAGCTTTATACTTCAGCTTGTACATTGACATAGCTCCATTAGGTATCACAGTATTCTCACTGTCTGGGGCAACAACTTCTGTGTTGTAACCAAAATTAGTAAGGCACATAGAATCCTTTAGAGAACTACATATAACAAGGTTAGGTTGATTAAACTTAAGCTGATCAGTACCTTGAATATAATTCTTTACCTTAAGAAATTTATGGTCTGTAACATAAGGCTGATATATTTTATATATGGTGCCATCAATTCTAGTATATGCATACAGGTGAGGTCCATTAATAATTAATCTATCAGTATCATCTTCTTTGGTCATAGTATAACTCTCCAAAGGAATTACATTAAAGTTTTCTAGTATAGCAGAACTGATTGCATACTTAGTCCAGAAAGTTCCATCTTGTTTTGTCCACTCTCTTTTCTTGTGATACTTTACTTGATACTTAGCTTGCTTCTTAAAGTTACGTATGTCATCATCCTTTTTACCAGACATCATATACTCATTGTAATCAGTAATAATTTTTGCTGCAGCTCGACTTGCATCTATATTAAATAGATCTTTGACAAACTGCAGTGAATTACCACCTTTGCCGGTTGAAAAATCCTTGTAGAAATAAACATCACCCTTCATATATATACAAAAGCTTGGTGTTTTTTCATCAGGTTTGAATACAGATTTAATCTTAATATCCTGACCTATAAGTCTTTCTGTTAAACAGCAATAATATTCAAAGACCCAGTAAGATGGTACTTTACAGGGATCATCTAACAAAGATTTTGTACTTATCATAATTTATAGGGTAAAAGAAAGGGGAGTGAAAATACTCCCCTTCCTATTAACAACCAAATAATTTACAACTCAAAATCGTTACTCACTGATGATGAGGTTGTTACAGGACCATCTCCAAAGGATGTAACTGTATCTGACTTACTTTTCTTAATGTGAAGAGCAGAATCAAATTTCATAAGCTTACTATTCTCAGGTGCTACATCAGCTGACTCGTAACCATATTGACCACGAGCTGGCTTTACTACATATAAATCAAAGTTAGTATAGCCCTGTTTGTTTTGATACTCTTTACCACCAATACAGAAGTTAACAAACTTATCTGTACAAGGAAGATCAGAATCAAATTGATTAACAAAAGATTCTATAGTATCATGCTGATTATCTTGCTTCTCAAACCAATCAGTGCATCCAGTTACTTTGCACAGGTTCTGAAGAGCGCGCAATATTTCATAGTCACGGTTAACTTTAATACCACTTTTAGTAGTACCATCTTGGTAAGCATACTCACTAAGACGCACTCTACCTACTTGACCTTTGTGACGACCCAGAGACTCATCATCCTTATTGATAAAGAATCCCTCAAAGTCTGATCCTAGATCATTACCTTCAAGGCTCAACATTACATTAAAAGCTTTAGGATCAAAGCGAGTTGGTTCAAGCTTCAAACCAAGAATTTTACAGGCATTGTTACCTGGTTGCAATGTCTTTGGTGTTGACGAGGATTGTTCTCCTCCGATGTTTTTTGTGCTAATCATTTTTTCTAGTTTAATCAATGTAAATTTTATCCCAGTTTGTAGTAATATTACCCTCGCTATCTATTTCAGATAGAATAATTTCTTGGTTACTCAAGTGCCTAGGTCTTGCACCACATGCAATCTCATCACTAGTCTTAAAGCTCAAGATATTCTTCTTACCTTTTCTGTAAAGATATCCAATAGAATCAGAATTAGATGCTGTAATTCTTTTTAGTTTACCTGTTAGATCTAAATCTAATGAGTTAAACTCAGCACCATCTTTCTCCAACATTGTATCTTTCACGTGTCCTACTAGAATAATTCTAGGTGCCCATGTTTGAATATAGGCTACAGCTTTCGTAAAAGCTTCTCTAAGATACTGGTAACCAGCACCGTTAGGTAGTCCTATAATGGTTCCGTACTTAAGCTTACCATCAGTAGGCCAGTTCTTACCCATAGGAGTTTTCATATACAATTGTTCAGCATACGGAATACACATCTCTTCTAATGCAGTGATTGTGTCTACAGCAATATACTTATAGGGGTTACCTGCTTCTGTAATTGCTTTACCGATTTGCTTAATCTCCTCAATAGAGTGAGCTTCAACTTTCATCGCATCTACATACTTAGAGCCCTTTTCTAAATCTAGAATAAGACAGTTATCAAGCTGTGACAATAATGTTGTTTTGCCAGTCTTTGGCTTTGAAAAGATTACCAGGTTACGCGGACTTGATTGCTCAGCCGGAACCTTACTAGTAGGAAGTTTAATCTCCATGTTATTTAATTAAATCATTTAACCATTTCTTATTACTTACAGGCTTCTTTAAAAGAATAGCTGCAAGATCTCTAACAGTCATTTGGTCAAGTGGTACATCCTGATCAGGATCAATAATCTCAGAGAAGAATGTAATAAGATCTAATTGCTCAGAGGTTGCTACTTTCTTTTCTACAGGTGCAGACACCTTCATTAATTCTGATACAGGAATAAGATATCTTACTTGACCATTAGCCATAGGCTCGGTAGTATCATATTCTTCTTCCCAGTGTGGATTAAACTGCCACAACCATAATGTTCTTGAAGGATCTTCTACTTCAAGATCTCTACTTGCAAATTCAATGTAGATATCTTGCTTCTTTTTAAAATCTCCTAAGAAGAAACTCACATGAGCTTCTGTCTTTCCTTTAGGAACATATGCTAACTTAGGTTGAAATAAAGCATCAGGTTGTCCTATTGCATCTAGCAATGGCTCATGATGTTTTCTAAGCTCAGCCACTTTGTCCCTTGAATCCTCGGTTTTTGTTGATATACTCATCTTGTTGTTAATTTTCTTTCTTGTTTAGGTGGGGTTTCCATTTCTGAAATCCTCATCTTTTCAAATTCTGCTCTGAAAAAACTCATGCGGTTATCACCATTACGGCACTTAAGAAAGTGTAGTACTAGGATACGATCATCTTCAATAAGGTATTTGTCAGGACCATACATTTTAATCTTCTGTTTACCTGGCCTGTTAATACCAACAAGAGTATCCGCATGTTGCAATAGCGCATCTGAACCAAAAATATCAGACTCAAGTATGTAATTACCATACCTACCGTCCTCATTCCTTTCAGGATTATCTATGCCTCTGTTTAATTGTGTCAGGATAATAAAAGCTATTGGGAACTTACGTTTAAGTTCTGTTATAGCCTCTCCTAAATTATACAAAGTATCATACTTGTCCTTTTCAAATGGCGCTTTCTTTAATAAGAGAGAGTGATCAAGTGTCACTACAGTCTTGCAATAAGCTACAAAGTTTTTATCCTCATCTCTTATAGCATGAAAGTTCATATACTGTTGTACTATATCCTTTAACTCATTTACAGTAATAGGATTTTCTACAACATCTATTGGATACTTTACTCTCTCAACGGCATGTTGATAACATTTCTGGAGATCTTCAGTAGTGAGCTTGCCGTCAGCGCTACACAAATACTTATAAGATTTTCCAAGCACACTAGAGTATTCTCTAATGGCACTAGTCCGGGCTAGCATCTCAAACTGAAACTCTAGTACCCTAAATGATTCACCTTGATTAAGTTTAAAAGCTTCTCTTACAATTTGATCTTTAATAAGAGTTTTGCCACTGCCAGGTCTTCCACCTATAACAGTCATAGAATGCCATTCTAGACCGTCTGTTGTAGCATCATTAAACTTATCCCAAGGTGTCTTTAAACTTTTAATCCGACCTTCTTGTCTGCCCTTCATATAGTTGAGCGAGTCTAGGAAACCTTCTCGCTGACTATTCCAGGGAAGACTGTTTACATCTTCAGATTCATTAAGCATTAATTATTGGGATTTACATTATCTGGGTGTGTACCCATCGATTCTCTTCCATGCAAATATATAAAAAAACCTTGCCACAAGCAAGAGAAATTCTATAAAAAGATAGGATCCAAAACCAATTGGAGTAACCACATTATTTATAATTGTCCAGCACATTAGTGATACCACAGCGGATACCAAAAACTTAGCTAAAAACTTTTCAGAAATTAAACTCATACAACTCTATCAGTAAAATGAGATGTGTCTTCTTCATCTCCATTAATAATAATCTCACAGTAATTAGCAAGCTCTGAGTCCCAAGATCTATCTGTATTTTGTTTACGGATAAAGTATTGAGAATTCCTCATATACATGAAATTACTTTTCTCATAGGTCTCAACATAATACAATGTTGCTTGTAGTATTACATCCCAGCTATAGTCATAGTTATTAAAGAACCACTTAAAAGCATCTTCAATATTTTTCTTGTTCACTCTGGCAGGTTTACCCGTAGGCAACTTACCCTTAGGGAATATAGAAATAAATGTATCAATGCTTGATGCACCTTCCTCAAAACTAAATTCTTTTACAGCTGGAGTATGTCCAATCAAAGCAAGAGCTGAGTCATTAAGCTTAGCACCCTTTACAAAGTTAGAAGCTTGTAATGCTCTAAGTTCTAGGTGAGCATTAATATTCTTAGGCTTGTTACCCGTATGTATACACCATAAAAGATAGTACTGGTTAGGTGTAATCTTATTGGCTTCTAAAAACTCAAATAGCTCATTCATTTTGTTCTACATATTTAATTACAGCATTTATAATTTGCAACCTTATAGTCATGCACTTAGGATCATTAATGGACATTAAATCATTTATCTTCTTGACACTATGGTCAATAGTAGCATGATTCTTAACAACCTTTTTATTATATATCTCATTGAGAGCGATATACATATGATTGTAACTATGACCCATTCCAGCACCTATGTGATATGTTAGTTGCCTTATCAAAGGTATGCGATTAGTTCTAGAATTCAAATTAGTAGTAAAGGGTTCTTCCTTTGAAAAAGTCTTTTCTACAATAGCAACAAGCTCTGGAAAGCTTACAGTGCATGGTAAGATTAAACTATTTTCTTGGATGTTCTCCTCAAGTACCTCACTCATTTGAGCAAAGAACTTATTTACTGCAAAATTGATAGAAGCATTAAGATCTTTAACATGACCATCAACACGCTGCTTCAGCAGTTTCAGTTCTTTCTTCTTCATAGTCTTGCATTACTCTATAATCTCTTAGATCAATATAATAGTTACGACAGCTTGCTATATCATTAGCAATAACCTTAACAATTTCCTTAGCACGGTCCATCTTGATATCAAACTTAGATAGAGCATCATATAAACATTTGTTCTTTATGGTTATTCTACCTTTACCTTCAACCTCAAACCACATCTCTCCAAAGTTTACATCTATAAATGCAGACACTTTTACTTTACCAGGATATTTTGGTTCCTCCATCTTGTTCTAAATATTTGTTAATCTTATTCCACATGTCTTCACAGTCCCATTCTTCTTGATTTTCATAAGCAGCACTCGCAGGATGCGATACCATAATCTTATAATTGTTATCAGGAATTAGATCTGCATACTCTTGAGCTTTCTTACCTAAGAACACATAGATGAGTCCGGGCTTTTCCCAAACTAAACTATCTAATACTTGTACAAGAAAAGGACGCCATAATAAATAGTGACTACCTGGTTTATTTATCACCGTAGTAAATGCACTATTTAATAATAACATACCTTGATTAGCCCAAGGCTTGAGATCACAACTACCGATATAACCGGGAACTGCTGTCTTTTTAATAGACCCGTGCATATATGCAAGAGAGGCTTCTATCTTACCTTTCTTACTACAGCTAAATGCTAAGCCATCAGCAACATTAAGTTGCGGATAGGGATCTTGACCGATGACAACTACTCTTGTAGTATCAAAAGGACATTCCTCAAAAGCATTAAAGATATCTTTAATCTTAGGAGTGAATCTTTTATTATCTAAGGCATCTTTGAGAAGCTTATCTAATATAATATCCATATCTTCTCCCAGCATAAAAGTTCTTAGCTTGGCACCCCAACCACAAGGTTGAAGTTTGCTTACGAGTTTTTGTTTTACATCTTGTAGGTTTACACTTTCTAGCATATCTTAGCTTTCTAAATTTAAATTTATGGCAAATAAAACTATTGACATTGATGTACTTGATGAGCAACAATCAGTAACTGTAGAAATTCCTGCAGCAATGTATGCTCAAATTAACAAACTAATTATTGATTTGCTTCCAAAAGATATGGACAGCTACAAACTATTAATGGAGTCTGTTAACTCTAGTACATCAGATGATAACCTAGATTTCTTTAAATACAAAGTTCTCTTTGGACTTACACTTCTAATTGAAGAAGCCGCAAGAGAACAAGGTAAGATTAAAAAAACTACATTAGACGTAGAAACTGGTGAGATGGTTAATACAGAGAAAAACCCACAAGCTCCCCAATCTCAATCGACGCCTGAATAGCCATAGACACCTCTTCTTTGCTACAATCAGCAAAAGATTTGCAATCTGAATTATTACATAAACCAGCACGTAACTTAACCTGGAGTTTCATATCTTCAAATGAATCACCGGTATAACTAGCAAGTTCTCTAATATGCTTATGCACTTTACTCACTTGAGCATAGCTAGCATCATCATTCTGTACTTCATAAGTAATAATAATTGTATCACCCTCATCCATACCCTGGATAAATTGAGACAACTTAGCAGACCCTAAGGGATCGATTTCTAGGTTCTTATTTACTACTTTTGCGCGTATACTTACGGGTAGTTGGTTTGCCATTTACTTTAGGTTTATTAGTACTTCCTTTAGGTCTTCCTACTTTCTTCTTAACTACAACCTCTTCTTTCTTAACAGGAGGAATAGGTTTTAAATACTTCTCAAACTGTAGCTTGTGATTCTCAATAACACACTCAGCATAATCATCTGCTAAATCGCTGTACCTATTTTCTAGATAATCTAATTCATCTTGAAGATTCTTAGTCTTCTTATTTCTAATAGCTAAACCTATAGCCATACCGGTAGTTAAACCAGTAAATACAAATACACATGCATCAAATGTTTCCATTTCTTTTTTCTTTTAAATGATTTTCAATTAATTCCGCACACTCTTGCATTTCCAGATAATCCATATCTGTTATGAGCTCTGCAAACTTGCTCAATCTATTAGACATTTCTACCATGTCTATCTGGTCAGGTATATCCCAGAATGCTTTCAGTAATGGACCGTGTTCTTTAACTACGATATCATTAAAGTTATTCAAGACATTCTTAGTCTTATGCCTGTTAAACCACTTTATGTTAGCGGTTTCATCTGCTGCAAACACAGCCATCTGTAACCACACTACAAGATTAGCAATCTTGATTCTTTCTAAGTCCTTGTGTTCTAATGACATAAATGTAATTTAGCTAACTTATCCTCTACTGTAATGTACTCTATCTTAAGACCTGCCCACTCTGGTAGAAAAGATCCCATGTCTGTACCATTTATCTCCTCACCATGCCATTCTGCTTGTGCAGTAATGTAGGGTCCACCACTAGGGTCAATCATAGAGAA